AACACATGACTCTTGAACTTGCTTCCGAAGAACTGAATGCTCTTGCCAAGCTGATTGATGCGGCGATCCGAGCTGGCGGCGTGGAGGCCGCTAAGGTTGGCATCCCGTTGTTTGCGAAGCTCGAACAGGCCGTTGCTACCGCCAATGCGCCGAAGGAAGCCGAATAATGGCTCAGACCACGTATAACGTTGTCATTGATGACGATTACGTCATTCCTGCCGGTGACCTGACGAAGGAACAGTATGTTACCTACGTCATGAACTATGCCGCCGAATCGTACATGAAGCAGTATAAGACTGCGACAGTAAATGACGGCATTCAGGCTGCGACGGATGCGTATAACGCATCGCTTCCGGCGCCCACGCCCACCCCCTGATTGGAGATTGAGCCGTGGGTGATGTTTCCGTCTGGCAGAACGGCAATCTCCAGACCTCTCGGGCTCCGGCTTCGGGAGAACTTCTTGTTGGAAACGGAACCGACTTCGCTCTTTCTCAGAGTAATATAACATTCGGGAACCCCATCGTGTTTGGGGTTCCCATCACTGTTAACGGTATCGTTTACAGCACCTCGGGCGGCTTCAAATTCCCCGACGGAACGACACAGGCGAGCGCGGCCACCAGCTACGTGGTGCCAAGCGTCGCCACGGGCACAGTCCAAAGCAATATCTCGGGGTCCAGTAATCCCCCGTCAGCCAATACGATTTCATCGGTTCTCGATAATCTTCTCGGCACAACGCAGGGTTCAGTTGTCTACCGTGGAGCCTCGTCATGGGCGTCCCTGCCTCCCGGCACTCTCGGTCAATTCCTTCAAACGCAGGGCGCAAGCGCTAACCCAACGTGGGCAGCGGCAAGTCCGTGGGTGTTGGTTAAGAAAACAACGGATCAAGGCTTCACATCAACTACTGTCGCAAACGATAGCGCTTTACAATTTGCTCTTGCAGCAAACACAAAATACAAAATTCGTTTTCGGATTGATTTAAACGTTGGCACCGTTGCCTCGGGTTTTAAAATATCGACTTATGGGCCGGCGTCTCCCGTTTCAGTTTACACAACGGGCGGCTTCTATTGGTCCGATACGCTCGGAACTAGCAGCTATGATTATCCCACGGCTTTCTACGGTGGAGCGGCAGGAACAAACACCGGATACGGCCTTATGCAAAGCTATAGTGTTCAATCCCAATATGCTTCGGCAGTATTTGAAATTTATATTAGCAACGGTTCAACGGCAGGCACATTTGGCCTTAGCTTCGGCCTCTACACCGGGACCGGGACGACGACCGTAAAGGCCGGTTCCTATCTCGAATACACAACGTTCTGACCGGGGTTGCAATAAGATGGACAGCCAGACCCTCATCAACACCGGACTTGGCGCCCTACTGGCGATCTTCGGATGGCTGGCCCGGCAGCTTTGGGAAGCCGTCTCCAAATTGCGGGAAGACCTTCATAATATCGAAAAAGATTTACCAAAAAGCTATGTCAGCAAAGACGAATTTAATATAACGATGAAGCGCATTGAAGATATGGTTGAACGGATTTATGACAAACTTGATGCCAAGGTAGACAAGTAATGATTAATTTTTTCAAGAAACTTGAATCCTCGCTGATCGACAATTGGCGGATTGAACTTAAGCGCCTTTGGTCTATTCGGATCGCTTTGTTTTGGGGCGCCACATCCGGTCTCATTGCCGTGTGGTCTTCTTTCTCCACCATTATTCCACTCTGGTTATTTGCTTCACTAAGCGTTATCATGTCGGCATCGATGGCAGGTGCGCGAATGCTTAAGCAACCGGGGACCGATTCATGAGCAAGATTAAGCGAAATTCTGCTCTTGCGGCTGCGGCAAGCGCCTTCATCCTAGCCGGCGAAGGCGTTCGTCAGACGGCGTATCCCGATCCGGGTACGGGCGGGAGACCGTGGACCATTTGCGGGGGCCACACTGGCCCCGACGTAAAGCCCGGCGATTATCGCACGATGGCACAGTGTCGCGAGCTGCTGCGTCAGGATGCCGAATTGCACGCCAACAAAATGGAACGATGCACGACGGTTGAGTTGCCGGACAAGCGATACATTGCTTTCCTTGACTTCACTTTCAATCTTGGTCCGGGCCGGTATTGTCAATCCATCGCGCCACTCGTCAATGCCGGGCGCACACGCGAAGCCTGCGACAAGTTGCTTGAATTTAATCGGGCGGCGGGAATCGTATTTCCCGGCCTGACGAGGCGGCGCGAGCGCGAACGTGCCTACTGTCTGGAGGGGATTTGACATGCCATTCCTGACGTTCATGTTTTCCCCACTTGGTCGCACAATTGGCGTTGCCCTTGCCATTCTCATCGGTATCGGCGCTGTCTATATGCGTGGTCGGTCCGATGCCACTGCTGGGGCCGAAGCTGCCGCAACTTCTGACGCACTTAGGAGAACTGAAAATGCGATTCGTGCTGGTAATTCTGTCGATGTCACTCCTGACGGGCTGCGCGACAACGACGGGAAGCGTCGCGATTAACTCGGCTTGTTCAGTCTGGACAACGATTTCGTGGTCCAAGAAGGATACAGATCAGACAATCCGCGAAGTGAAGGTGAACAACGTTCGACGCAACGCTTGGTGCAAATGAGCGTTTGTGTGGTATAGGGGGTGACGAGGTGGTAAATGACAGCGCCTAACACCAATCCCCTTACCTACAACGGTTACATCAATCAAATTGCAACGCTGGCGGTTGTCACCACGACCACTGTGGCCGGTGTTGTTCAGGGCGTTGACGCTTCATTCAATACGCTTATTCCCCAGATGTTGAACTATGCCGAGCTTCGCATTCAGCGTGACTTGGATTTGTTGCCGTCTCAGGTGTCGAACACATCCTATAGTCTTACGGCCAGTGTAAATTCTCTATCCATTCAAATTAGTGATTTTATCACTCTTCAGACAGTGTCAGTCTCATCCGGAACAAGCAAAGTTCCATTGATCCCGACATCAAAAGAATTTTTGCAAAACGTATATAACGACAATACGTATACGGCTCAGCCACAATATTTCGCTATTTACGGGGGCGACACCTCAACTTCGCTAAACATCATCGTTGGTCCTTACCCCGATCAGAATTACAATCTGACGCTTGTCGGAACCACGCGACTTCCGAGCCTCTATCAGTACGCCACTACGGCCAATGCCGGAACGTCTACGACGTTCATTTCAACCTATCTGCCGGATATGCTTATTCAGGCCAGCATGATCTATATCAGCCAGTTTCAGCGTAATTTCGGCCCGGCGAGCAATGATCCGCAGATGGGGCCGACCTATGAAGCGCAGTACCAGAGCCTTCTTCGCGGCGCCCTCGGAGAAGAATATCGCAAGCGCTTTGAAGCCGTTGCATGGTCCTCTATGTCTGCGTCCCCTGTCGCCACTCCGACGGCAGGATAAACGATGCCCCACGCAACGCTAAAGTTACGCCCCGGCCTCGATCAAAATGAAACGCCCGTCCTCAACGAGGCTGGATTCTCTCAATCGAATCTCATTCGATTCATTCCGGATCGCACGCAAGGCGGACTGATCCAAAAACTTGGGGGCTGGACAAAATATTATGGCACTTCATTGGTCGCTATTGTGCGCGCCCTTTGGGCATGGGAAGACACAAACGCCAATAAGTGGCTGGCGTCCGGCACAGATACCTACACCGGAACTTCTGGTTTACGGTCTCAGCTTGCCGTTTTGAATGCCGTACAGGGTTCCAACGGAATCACAACTGCCACGACCCTAACTGATATTACGCCACAAGTTATTTCAGATAATGTCGCCGTATCTTTTTCAACAACGCTCAATTCTTCAACAGTGAACATCACTGACGCAACCGTAACCGGCGTAAACACGTTTGATTCTGTATACATAACTACGCCGGTTAGCGTTGGGGGCCTGATTCTTTTTGGCCAATATCCCGTCACTGGAGTTGTTAGCTCAACGGTCTATCAGATTCAAGCGACGGACGTTCTTGGGAACCCGGCCTACGCCACGGCCACCGTAACTAATGGCGGCGCCGTCCCCTTATTTACTACGACAACGACTTCCCCCTCGGTTGTCACGGTCACATTGGCCAATCACGGTTATTTGGTTGGAAGCACCTTTTCGGTTCTTGTGCTCACAACAGTTGGTGGCGTAACGATATACGGCAATTATATCGTTCAATCTGTCGTTGACGCCAATAACTTCACGATTCAGACGGCAGTGTCCGCCACCTCAGCGACAAGCGGATCGATGAATGGGGGGAACACCCGTTTCGTCTATTCAACAGGTATCGCGCCGTCCATTCCCTATTCCGGATACGGTCAGGGATTATATGGCGCGGGGGGTTATGGCACGGGTGTTTCGGTCCCCTCGGCAACCGGTAATCCCATCGCAGCCAAAGATTGGACATTGGATAACTGGGGTCAGATTTTGATTTCTTGTCCGACCGGGACCGTGGTCAATACCATTCCCCTTCAGGGCATTTACCAGTGGGATCCGACCACTAACGCCCCGAATGCAACAATCATCCCGCAAGCCCCGACAGTGAATGAGGGTCTTTTTGTCGCTATGCCTGAGCGGCAGATTATTGCCTACGGTTCGACGTTTACGGGTATTCAGGATCCGCTTTTGGTCCGTTGGTGCGACATCAATAATTACAATTCTTGGAACGCGACAATTACCAATCAGGCCGGATCATTCCGTATTCCGAAGGGATCGCGCATCGTTGGCGGTATTCAGGGGCCTCAGCAGGGTTTGCTTTGGACCGATCTCGCCCTTTGGTCCATGCANTACATCAATCAGCCTTATGTCTATANCTTCAATGAGATCGGCACCGGCTGCGGACTTATTGCCAAAAAAGCGGCAACATCAATGAATGGTGTTGTCTATTGGATGGGGCAAAGCCAGTTCTTTAAACTCGACGGGAACGGTGTCAGCCCTATTTCGTGCCCGGTTTGGGACGTCATTTTTCAGGATCTAGACCTTACCCATCTCGACAAAATCCGCGTCGCTCCAAATTCCCGATTCGGTGAAATCGCATGGTATTACCCAACCACCGGAAACGGGGGCGAGATAAATGCCTACGTTAAATATAACGTAAACTTGGATATATGGGATTTCGGCACACTTTCCCGCACGGCTTGGATCAACGAAAGCGTGCTTGGGCCACCGATTGGCGCGGACCCAGCCAGTCTTTATATTTATCAGCACGAAACCTCCCCCGATGCCGACGGTCAACCGCTCTTGGCGAGCTTCACGACGGGCTATTTCGCTTTGTCGGATGCCGATGTTAAAACGTTCATCGATCAGTGGTGGCCAGATATGAAGTTTGGCTATTATGGTGGCGCACAGAACGCTGCGCTCACCTTCACTTTTAATGCCACCGACTATCCGGGACAGGCGCCTACGACATACGGTCCCTTTAATGTAACCAGTGGCACGACATTCTTTAGTCCGCGTATCCGTGGCCGACTTGTATCCTTCAGTGTGAGCAGCAGTGATGTTGGTTCATGGTGGCGCATCGGCGGTAATCGTTATCGCTTCAGCCCCGATGGAAAATTCTAATGTCAGCATCGATCACCGATCTTCTTACAGCCGCAAAAAACATCGTCACCGCGATCAATGGCGCGGCGCAAACATACCTTAATGTTAACGGTACACTTACGAAGAACGGAATTACGGCGGCAACCGTTGTGAATACGGGGCAGGGCAGGATTGCAAACGTCAGTGTCGTAGCCACGAGTACGACGGCCGGAAAGATTTACGACGCAACGGTGTCTTCGGCCACTACAAATCCGATAGGCGTTATTCCGGCAACTACCGGCATGTTCTCTTGGAATATCCCCTACAACAATGGTATTGTCGTTGCTCCGGGGAGCGGGCAGACAGTGACCATTAGTTACTCTTAAGGAAAACAGAGCGCGCCCATGCCCTTGACGCCCGGAACCTCACCGAAAACCATCTCGTCTAACATTTCCGAAATGGTTTCTTCGGGGCATCCGAAAGCTCAGGCTATTGCTGCGGCGTTGAATACTGCCCGGCAGTCTCGTGCGGTGGGCGGGCCGTTTCCGATCAAGGCGCCAAAGCCTGCGGGTGGCGCGAAGCTTCACGTTGGGCCTATTCATAG